CTTCTAGTGCTTACATATCAGGAACATCATATACTTTCAAGGGTACAGGAGCTACTGAATACAGCTTTACAAGTAGTGGTTTTGGTTCTTCTGATGAAGTATTAGTAATAATTGATACAGCAGGTGTTAGGGCGTATTCTTTGAGTAAATTAACCGAAGCTGCAAATCAAATTTATCCAGTAATGGGATTGCCAGTTCAGTACAACGACAGTACTAAATTATGGTATCAAGAAAATGGAAATTTGATTAGCGATGTGCCAAGTATAAATAATTTAGAATCAGTAATAAGAACCGATTTATCAAACGGAACTATTATCGTAAAAGATATATTTATTAGTAATGGTTATGCTTTGTGTTTCTGTTTAACTCCAGCTACAAATACTTATTTTTTTAGAAGGTTTTTATTGAGTAATCTAACGGCATCATTAGCGGTAAGTATAATTAGCGGAACACCTTTTCAAACAGCTTCTAATTTTGAGCCATTTGTTTACATGGATAACGACTATCTGTACATTACAAACCGAATGAATAGTAATGCAAATGCTTATGAAGTAGATAAATTTGTTTATGATTTATCAGCAGGTACATTGGATAATGTTGCAGGATTTAGCTTAGATGCTTCTTTTGTAAAAACATCAAATGCAGTAATAAAAAGTGGCTTTTTATTCACATTGATAAATGGAGAGATAGCCAAATTTAGCCTTATAAACGGAGCTAAAACGGTTGTTGGAACATACACAGGATTACTAGGAAATATTTTTAAATTCAACAGCCAAATTTACTTTACAGCAGGTCAGGTGGCTAATAAATGGACTTTATAAAATGGTATTCAACGTAAATACTAATGCTTCTATTATACTAACTGCAAAGTTGGAAAGGCTGAATAAATCTGCCTTTCCTTCTGCCGTTAGGAGTACCTTAAATGACATGGCTTTTATAATGAAAAAGCAAAACATTTTAAATTCTGCCAAGAAAAACATGAAGGTTAAGAATCCTATATTTTTCAAGAAGTTCACAGGGGTAAATAGAGCAACAGGATTTAATGTAAATACTATGTTTTCTGAGGTTGGTTTTAAGAATACCGATCCAAACCCAATTAAAGGCAAAAAGGCTATTCAGGGTATGGAGCATAATGAGGTTGGGGGTAAAGATGCCACAGGAGCTATGTATTTAAAAGCAACAAGAAGTACTAGAGGTTTGGTAAAGCGAAATTCAAGGTTTAATAAAGGCAAGGTTTTACGTACAGGAAAAAACAATAATTCAAAAGCTAAGTATAGTAATCGTTTTATAGCCAATGCTTACGCTTCTTTTGAGCAGAAAAAAGCATTTTATCTTTACACTAAAACAAAAGGCAAATTTTTAGTTTCAGTAAAAAGTATTACTAAAGGAAATGGAAAACCTGATGTAAAATTGAATTTCTTAATGCGTAGCCGAAGAAAAAACATAGCCGTTGCAAAAGCAACTTTCTTTAATAAAGAAGCTGCATTATTAACCCATAAATCAGTAGATAATTTCTATACCAAAAATGCTGAATTTCAATTTGCTAAAGCATTAAAATAAAAAAAATTTTTTCTAAAAAACATAAATTATGAGTTGGGAAAATAGAATAGAGAACATAGAGTTCAAGATAATAACAGGCGATGGGAGGGTATTTACCCCTTTATGGAAAACAGCCGAAAAAGAAAAAGAGTTCAATACTTCTTCTTTTCAATTCATAAACGTATATGGTACTTTGGTTGATAGAAAGAAGCCACAGTCATCAAAATATCCTTTAGTTTTTTATTTTCAGGGAGCCGACAATATAGACCAAGCAGATGCTTTTGAAGTTTCGGCTGATGATCCTAGGCCTTGGAAGATAACGCACCCATTTTACGGTACTATCTCAGGACAGCCACTAAGCATTAAGCGAAACGATAGTTCTTTAAACATAACTGAAATAACAGTTCCGTTTTGGGAGAGTATTGAAGCGGATTATCCGGCAGTAAATTTTGGCACAAAAGATAATACAAGAGATAGGCAACAAGCTATTTACATTTATGCGGCAGAATCATACACAAATAACTTAATTGTTGCACCAATAGACATTGACAAGCAAAAGCAAAGTTTAGCGGAAATGGCATCCGAAACCAAAGAGCTACAAGATAATACCACTTACGGACAATTCGAGAACTTTTTAAATAAAGGATTTAAAGCAATTGATAATTTGTTAGAAGATCCTTTGAATGCTATTGAGCAAATACAAAACTTTTTAGAGCTACCATCAAGATACGAAAGAGCTATTGAAGGTCGTATAGGTTCGTATGAGAACATTTATTATAGGCTAAAAGATACGATTAGGACTTTAGCTGATAAGAAGTACTTTGAGGTAATTGGAAGCTCTGTAATAGCTTCTATGGCGGTCACGGCATCAAGCCCTGAAGAAGGCGATTATGTTTTGATTACTGATGTTGAGAAAATGTCAAATAGATTAGCTTCGGTTTATAGTGATTATCTAAATACCATAAACGAAATAAGCGTTTCAATTTACGATGTAAATAATGCTTATACTCCTGATCCTTTGGTACAATCGGAATTAAGTTCATTAGTTCAGTATACAATTTCAGGGCTATATGAGTTGGCTTTTCAAACAAAAAGAGAGCGTATCATTTATACGGATAAGAAAACAAATGTGTTTTTATTAGTACATAGATATTTGGGATTAGATGAAGACGGAGAAAACTTAAATAATTTTATTCAAACCAATGATATAAAATTAAATGAGTTATTCTCGATTGAGAAAGGCAGGGAGATAAGATACACAAAATAAAAAAAATTTTTTTGTGTAAATCAAGTAAATAAAAAATAAATTTTTTTTTCATGGAAGTAAAGATAGATGGCAAGTATGTTGATTTTTTTACCAACATAAGTATAACTTTGAAATTAGATTCAATCGCTTCTACTTTTGAATTTTCTTGTAGATTTAGTGCGGATAATAAAGACCACCAAGAAATATTAAAACCATTGCAATATAAAGATGTTGAAATTTATAATAAAAAAAGAAAAAAAATTTTTTCTGGGACTATTTTAAATCACGTTTTTAAGAGTAATAAGGGCAGGGAGTTGGTGGTTATTTCGGGGTACTCGAAAAGTGGAATTTTGGAGGACGTGACTATTCCAGTAAGCAGTTATCCACTAGAAACCAATGGACTTTCTTTATTTGAGATTTCAGAAAAATTGTGTGGGCTTTATGGAATTAAAGTTTTGGTTTCGGATCAGGCGAAAACCATCGTAAATACGAAACTAAAAGACAAAACTAAACAGTTAACCGAAAAGACTACGTATGACGCTATAAAGGCTAAAGCAAATGCGCCATTTGGCAAAACTTCGGCAAGCCCTACCGAAAGCGTAAAAGATTATTTAGCAAAGCTAGCAGGGCAAAAAAATATAATTTTGTCACATAATGAAAATGGGGATGTATTGCTATTCCAGCCAAGCTACAACCAAAAGCCAAAGTATTTTTTCAACAAAGAGGATGCGTTAGAAATGCAATCGAGTTTTAACGGCCAAGCGTTGCACTCAGAAATAAATTTAGTATGCCAACCTAGTGACGAAAACGAAGGTGTATCAACCGCAGATAAAGCCGTAAATACTTTAGTAGGTAAATATAGGCCCACAACTAAAATATTAAGCTCAGGGGAAGAAACGGACACAAAGGAAGCGGCTAAGAATGAGTTAGCAAATGAGTTGAAAGCTATTCAGGTAAATGTGAAATTACAAGGTTTATACGATGAGATATATCCAGGAGAAATTATAAACGTACATAACCACTATATCTACTCTTATGCCTATAACCGCTTTATGGTAGATTCAATCACGTTATCAGAAAACGAGAAGGAGGAAATAACGGAACTTAATTTAGTAGTTCCCGAATCATTTACAGGCGGTGAGTTGATTAGAAATATATTATTTAACCACCACGATCACGATTATCATAGAGAACCGCATTTAAACGAGTAGTGTGTATTTAAAATAAAAAACCCACTAGCTTGATTACTCAGGGGCTAATGGGAATAGTGAATGGCAAATATAATATATTTTATTACAAAATAATTTAAAAGCTAAATATCTTAAAATAAGGTGTTTAGCTTTTTTGTTTAAATTATTTTAAATAAAATGCAATTATTTTATTGCACATATAAAAA